ACGTCCAGAACGCACCACTTAAAAATGCGGTAGCCACTCTCTGCCGCCCCATCAATGACCCGGTTCATCAGGCCGTAAGATTTGTGCATGGTGCTATAAATGTGAGTACTGGCATAGATGCCGGCGGAGGATAGGGGGATCAACAGGGCGGCCTCGTAAATTTTGTCATCAAACTCATCAACCTCATCAAGCCGTAGCTTTTGGGGGTGGGGGCCGCGGACGCTCTTGGTGGAGGCCGTCAGAATTTGGATGCTGGAGCCGTTCAGGAGCTCGGTATAAGTCTTAAGGGCCTCCCCCCGGCCAAGATGCCGAAAGGGTTCCGAGTTAAATTTCTTGATGTGGTTATACATCCGCAGACTCTGCTCTCCGGAGCCGCCCAAAACTTTGGTTTCGCAGCCAGCCTTAAACACCGATTCCAACCAGGTAACCAGGGCCCCGGCCATGGTCTTACCGCCGCCCCGGTTGGCCCAGCACACGCAATCCAGGGAATCCTCGAACCAGGCCGCGGTGATGTATTCGGCCAGGCAGGAGTGATCCGGGCAGACCCGCTGCCGCGGGATCTTGATATCCCAAAAGACCTCGCAGAATCTGAGCAACTCTTCAGGTGACCGGAATCCCTTGGCCCGATGATGTTCTACTCTCTGGGCCATCAAACGTGTCCTCTGGTCGTTCATAACATTGGCCGTGAATTTATAAAGGTTGCGCCGTTGTGGGGACATTCGCACAGTAGCAACCAGTGTGCCTGATCATCTCCTGGGGCCTTTGGGGTCCCCTAAAGCAATCCTCACGTACACCCCACCTATGGGTAAAATACGGGCGTTTCGGAAGGCAAGGTAATTGGGAAGGTGGGTTCGTGTTCGTTGAAATACGGGGCTTACACGACCCCGGCAAAAGTAGAATTGATAAGAGTTTACTCATCTTGACCACTATTCTGAAAAACGGTGGGACGTAGGTGGCACCTGCGTGGGAGGCAACATCCCTACACCCCCGGATATGGTGGTTAAGTGGGGAATAGACCTTTTTGTAAAAAGCATTGTCCATTTTTGTAAAATATAAAAAATTTCATAACCCGAAGATTTTTATGCCTCTTGCCCGAGCCTCCAGAATGATGGCGTCAAATTTCTCCATAAACTCATGGTCTTCAAAGGGGTTAAACTCATCCAGGATGAATGCCTTCGGCACCTCCCGAACTATGCCGGTGGTCTGGAGCATTGTCATCAGTTTGGTGTGAAATTCCCCCACCAGGCGGAGGGCGCCAACCTTGTTGCTCTCGCTAATAAACTTCTGGTAGTCGCGCATGGCCAGCCACTGACACTTCAGCAAGAGCGTGACCTGCCTGCCGATCGTTTCGTGCTGGTCAACCTGCGAAGCCACCTCCTGATAATTCTGGCGGCCGTCCTGAAGATCCAGTTCCACCATGCGTTTACTGATCGCGAATCTCTGCGCTATCTCTGATGTTTTGAGCCCCGACAGAAAGAGGTCCTGGACCTGTTTGATCCGGTTCATGCGACGCACGCTGATGTCCTTAACTTTCTTTTTGGGAGGCTCCCCCCCTGGGGGGACAAGCGAAAGTGCCATTGCGTATTCTCCCTATGCTCCCAGCCAGCCGCAGAAAAAATACCGTAAGGCGTCCAGGGCGTGGTGCTGCCCTTTCCCCGGCTCATGCTGGCGGTAGTTTCTGAGTTCCCGGATCAGGTTCTTGCAGCGATGGCTGATGACCAGGCAGGGGTGGCCGTCATAACGCCGCTCTATCCATTGCCGCACCAGCTCCTGGCCTACCTCTACGGGGAGCCGCGGCCCCTTGACCTCAATACCCAGTACCTCACTGAGAAGCACCAGGCGCTCGGGATTGGCCGGGTCGCCATAACCCATCCTGAGGGGTGGGTGGCCCATCTCCTGGTGCTGCCTGGCGATAGCCCGGGCGTTTTCCGGGGTGGTTCTGAACCGCTGATAGTATTCATCCAGCACCATCACCCGCTCACCTTTCTCCACCGGCATGATCCAGAGACAGGCGAACGGATTGCTGTAGCCCGGGTCAACCGAGATATAGAGTCCCAGGGCGGGGTCGTAGTCGAAACTCATCACTTCATCCCTCCCGGCTTAATGTTGAAGTCGGCCATGAGCCTGCCGGCCGCTTCTTTTTTGAGTAAGCTTTCGGCCACATGGTTCAAGCTGCCGTCGGGCAAAATAAGCCCGTTACCCCGGAGCACCTGGTAGCCCTCCATAACCTCAACCGGAGAGGCCTGGGCTAGCATCTCCCAATGGTCAAAATCCACCATAATCCCTTGCCAGAAATCTTCCAGGGCTGCGCCTGGCTTGGCCGTCATGACGACCTCACCCGACCGCCTGACCTTGGGCCAAGCTGCGGCCAGGCGTTTTAGGACGGAGCTCTGAGAGAGCAGGGCGGCCCCTTCAAAGTTCTCGGCGGCCCGATGCACCAGTAGAGCATCCTGCAAAATCATGATTCCTCCGCAAACGCATCGGCTACCCAATAACGGGTACCGAAGGCCATGGCTTCTCGGAAAGCAGCACATTCGGCGAAGGTAATGTTGTGCTCTTGCAAGAAGTTGATTGACAGGGGGTCCTGCCCCTCTTCCAGCGCCGTGGCCGCTGCCAGGAGAAGGAACTTCATCCGCCTACGTTCGGATTCAGTCAAAATTACCATTCCCTGTCCCTCCTGATGGCACCGCATGCTTAGACCCGGGCCGCCTCTGCCAAATCCTTTTTCAAATAGTAGGGTTTGTGTAGCCGGGTGAGTCTTGCTTCGATTTCTTTTTTGAATCTCCGCCAGTCAATTTCTTTGGCCAGCGGGTGATAATTGAGCTTGCCCACCTTATAGAAATCCACAAATTCAGCGGTAGCTCCCAAGAGCCGATAGACCGCCTCCGGGTCAATAACCGGCTCGAAGGAGACCCAGGTTTTGATACCGGCAGAGTGGGCCAGGCGTAGGGATTCGATCCGGTCTTCCGGCAAGGCTGCGCCGGGTTCCCATTCCAGGCTGACGGCGGGGTCATCATGGGTCAGGGTGACGCTCCATGCATTGCGAGAGTTTTGTTTGAGTAGTTCCATGTCCCGCCGGATTCCCCAGACGCCGCCCTTAGTAAGGATGGTTACGGCGAGGCCGTGGGCCGTGAGGATCTCCAGGGCTTGCCGGGTGATGCGCAGGTCCTTTTCTACGGGTTGGTAGGCGTCGCTGGTGAAGCTCAAGAGGATTTCCCGCTTGTCCCCTGCAAGTTTGGCGGCGTCTTTCTTCAGAGCCTCCAGGATGCCGGGGCGGGGCTGGATGTAATCCGGGCTTGAGAAGACGGCTTTTTTGATTTTGATGGTGGATGGCCCATAACAGTACACACAGCCATGGGCGCATCCTTTGTAAAGGTTGACCGCCAACGGCGAATATCCATGTGCTTTGCCTTTGGGTTCATAGATTATCGCCATTCTGTCTCTCCATTAATCCCTTTATTCCGGGTTCGCCAGGTCAATCCACCCGGCCTTAATCATGGCCTCTTCCACTTGGGCCAAGGCCGCCTTGAATTGTGGCCATAAGGCCGGGCTCACCGCCAGCCCCTTCTTTGTGGGCGCCGGGTCCTGAGCCAGGCTACCATTCTCCCCCGGCTCGGCTACGAAAATCCGCATGTCAAGAAACTTGTGGCCTTTAAACTCCCCCAGACGAAAGCGGATCGTTTCTCGGCTGTTCTTTTGAATCTCAAAAACTGGCTGGTCATTCATGGCCTTCCCCCTTTATCCTACGGCCTCTTGGGCCTTGGTTGCCTGCTTAAAGCGCTCCCCGATCTCCCGGAGATATTTTGAAAGCAGGGAATAAGTGATATACTCCGCACCTTTCCGGTTGCCTGCCCACACAAAGGGAACCCGATAACGCACCTGAAAGGCGATTATGCTTTGCAGGGCCGCATGTGCCTTCATCCCGCTTCGATAATGGCCTCGCAAAACATCGGATAGAGTTGCCTCCACCACAACGGCGAAAAGATCATAATGCCGCCCCCGGTAAAGCTCCCGTTCAAACCGATCCCGGTTGCTCCCCATGAGACAAGAAATCAGGTCCTCAAGGGCCTTGCGTTCAACGGCCACTCGGTCCTCAAATCCCGGCAAGGAATAATCCCCCACGGGCAAAGTGGCCGGTTCGGTTGCCACCTCATACCGGGTAAAGGAAAATGGCTGTTGCTCTCGGGTATCAATCAAGATTCGCATGGCCTGTCGGA